GTTTCTTTTTTGTCCTGTTGGACTATACCTATGGACGCACCGGGACAAAACTGTTGGATACGTTCACGCCACTGGTTCGCCAAGAACTCTTTATGAACAACAATCATGGTTCGGTACCCAAGTTTACACGCTATGGCCAAGGATACGGTGGTTTTACCAAACCCGCACGGAAGTGAAAGAACGCCGTGCCCGGCTTTGAGTGCAGCTGCCAAAGCATCGTTTTGATGCGTTTCATCGCGTAATTTTCCATTAAACTTGGTCGATATTTTTACTGGTTCCGGACGACGATCTTCTTTTGCTTTACCAAACTTTTCTTCACCATAAAATCGGGGAACACATAGACCCGTTTTTGTTTTTCTGAATACCTTAAAGGGAGGCGGAGGAAATCCAAATTCCGTGTTTACGACGGCACGAACCGTAAGTTCGTTTTTGATTTCTTGTGTCTCACCTGTGAGATATCCCGAGCGTGTAAGACTCATTTCTTACTATTAGTTTATATACTTTATATACTTCAAAACCCACGAGTACCCACTGTGTTCGTGTGCATTCCAAACACCATTAAATTGGAGTTCGGTTTGAACTATGTCACCCTTTTTTAATGATTGTACGGGTGTATCGCCATCTACGTTACACATGACGCGACGGTACCTGAACGGAACTTTTACTTTTAAAACGTTACCTTCGAGTGGATCATCGAGTGTATCGGGAAAAAGTATAACATCGGATTTATTCGCGTGTAAACCAAGTATGTAATCGCGAACTTTATCGGATACGGTAAGTCTAATATATTTTTTATCGTTATAGTCGTACATGGGTTCGTATACGGTAGCTTCTACAGGAAACGTCATTCTTTACGTGTATATACTATTATAAGCATTAAAACTATAAGTATGAATACTACGTGTGTTATCAAAACGGGTTGTAGTGGTTTTCTCGTTTCGAACGTTTCATGACAAAATGATCTTCCAACCTCTATAGCGGCTTCTATACTCGAATACGGTGTTTTTCTTTTAGACATCATACCACATAAAGCAACTTTAGAACACTCACCGTAAAATGGAACTTGTCCGTGTAAGCTCAAAACACCCGAAGATTGTTCGAACGACCACTGACCATCTTTCCAATGTGAACCCCAAGCTATACGTATACTCGTTGGTTTAGGAACTTGTAATTGTTCAACAATTTCAGTTTTAAGTGTTTCTGGGTCGGTAGATAAAACTTCATCCGTAAGGTTACATATAACACACGATATAGTTTTATTATCACTTAATACAACGGGTTGAATATTAAATGTAGTTTCCATGGTATATTCTAAATCCGATTTAGGTAAACGAATTGGTTCGTCGTAGTCTAATAACACGTTAATACATCCATACGTACTCGGTCCAATCTTTTTTATTGTATTTTCACCCCAATTGTCACCCACAAGTTGAAGAGCTTTACTATTGTCTATACACAAAACGAGAAGACCATCACTTATTTTGGTTTTGTTTATAAAAGTAGCTTCGTATCCATCTTTTTCATAATGTATTTTTTCAAGTTCTGTATTAAATACAAATTTAGCACCCTTTTCCAAGAGTGCATTTTGCATTTTATCGGACATGACTTTACCTGAAACTTTTTGAACGTATTGTTTAGACATACCCACGTGATCGAAGCTTTTCACAAATTCAAAGGCGGACATTGTTTCCCAATCAACACCATCCATAATTAATGGTAAGGCTTTGAGTAATTTTTCACCCGAGTCAGAAAGTTCGCCAAGTGCATCTTTGAGTGATACACCTTTATATTTATCTGGTTGTGCTAAAACCCGTATAGCGAGTGATGTTAAAGTTAAATAATCTTTAAATTTAAGATACTTGAATGTTGTAGTATACACGCGTGTATCTGCAGGTTGAAATATATCATCCCATTCAATACCCATTTCTTCGAATAAACTATTTGTGTTTACGAATGCGTTATCAAAAACGATACGGTGTGCGTGTAAATCTCTTTTGGGACCTTTTGGTTCCCACCATGAACCACCTGCGGATTCTTTGCGATCGTATATAATAACTTCGTGATCGGTTGACCTGAGAAGTTCCCATGCGACTGACATACCCGTTGGGCCGGCACCTATTACGTGAACTCGCATTTATATATACAGATAAATATTATTTGGAAATGTACAACAAATCTTGTGTAAGATAATAGAATAGTAAAAGTAATAAAGTAAGTATAGTTTGTGTATCAAAATATTGTGTACCCATGAACAGTATAAATAAGTTCAAAAGTATATGCATAGGAAACGGTTTTTCAGGACCGTATTTTGTATAAAACCCGTACGTTGCACCACCAGACAAGAGAAGTGCGTTTATGGCAGTTGAATACGAAGGAGTATATAAGAACCAAGCGGTATATAAAATTGCTGTGTACGATATAAATATAGATCGTCTAAAAAACTCTTTTGGTGAATCAACTATACGTAACGGTTTCTTTTCCACGAGTCTTGATTCCCAATGCGGACCAAGTATCAGGTACGAAAAATATAAAGTTAAAAACACACGCCACATTTATTATATGTACAGATAATAAGATGGTGTTGGTGGCATGTCTTGCTAAAAATACACCCATAAAAATAGTACCTCAAAAACAAAAACAAAAGACGTGGAAGTTTGCTGCCGAATTTTTATGGCGTAGACAATTTGAAAAAGATCAGGTAAAGTTTGGGAAATGGACAAAAAAGCAGCTTGTTGATTTGGGACCAACGTTTATAAAACTGGGACAAATCGCATCGACACGCGCAGATTTATATCCCTTGGAGTTTATAACACAATTGGAATCTTTACAGGATAATGTACCACCTATCGATAAAGATTCTATAGAAAACATGATTAAGGAACACGTTGATTCGGACGTTTTTTCGAGTTTTGAATACGAACCTTTTAAATCGGCGAGTATTGGACAGGTACACAAAGCCGTTTTAAGTAACGGGAATGAAGTTGTTGTAAAACTCAAACGACCTGATATCTATAATATTATGAAACGTGATACTGACGATGTTCGTGATATTGTACATTTTTTAGAAAAAATTGGTGTGGATACAGGAACAACATCTGGGTACGTATTAAATGAATCTATAGAGTATTTATTAGCTGAAACGAATTATGAACAGGAAATGATTAATGCAATACAGTTTCGTAAATCGTTCAAAAAGGTAAAATGGATAAAAATACCAAAAGTGTATAAGGAATTTTCAAACGAAAATATGATTGTTATGGAATACGTTGAATCCGAAAAACTCGCTGAGATAACGGATCCAAAGGTGAATGGTAAGAAGATATGCGAAGCTTTGATAAATTCATACGTCATTCAAACAATGGAGTATGGGTTTTTCCATGCCGATCCACACCCAGGTAATTTGGGGTTTTCTAAGGAAGGTAAACTCGTTTTTTACGATTTCGGTTTAGTTATAGATTTAACGGATGAAATAAAAGAAGGGTTCAAGAAAATGTTTTTGTATATCATAAATAAAGATACAAAAGGTATAGTCGATACACTTATAGATTTAAAAATAATTTTACCAACGACATCGGATACGAGTGATATAGAACTTTTTTTTAAAACAACATTAAGTTATCTCGAAACACTCGATGGTAAGAGTTTAAAAGATGATATATTACAAGATGAACTTCTTTTATCACTAGCACAAAAAAAGCCTTTTATTATACCAACGTCCTTTGTGTATCTTGCAAAAGCGTTTTCAACTATCGAAGGAACATGTGTGAACCTAGACCCTAAATTTACATATTTTGAATATCTCGAACCAATGATTAGAGAACAAGTTTCGGATGTTATCGATATAGGCGATATGTTTTCAACGTCTATGGAAATGCCAAATCGTATAAAAAATATAAGTACAGCTGTTCTCGGTTTGGAAAAATCGAGAGCATCTATGAAAAGGTCGTTAGAAAAGTCAAGAAAAGAAATGCGATATGTACAGTATAGTGTTTTATCAGCTGTTTTTGCTGGTAATATGTTGGATCACGGAAGTCAAAGTGCTTTTGTCATATTAACACTGATAAGTTTAGACTTGGTATTTAGGGCTTCTCGTAAAAATCAATAGCGGTGGATTCCGGGGACGATGTAGACGAATTAGCTTTTTCGGTAAAGAATTCTTTGTGTTTTTCGAACAAGTTTTTTGTTCGTTCAATTTCGTCTTTACCAATTTCCTTAACTTTTTCGGAAATTTTTTTGAGTTGTTCTTGTCTTTGTTTACGAAGTTTCTTCCCAAACTTCTTAAACTTTTTTTGCGTCGATGCAAAATTTGCAGATACTGTGGAAAGCGAAAACATTTTATTCTTACTCTTTACTGATATTTTTATCGAGCCCCAAAAGTTTCATTTTTTCTTCAAATTCTCGACGTTCACCAATTGATTCTATAGGTGTACCGTTTGCGATAGCCTCTATTTCCGGTCCTGAAAGTTGGATCGCATTCATTCTAAAGTCTACGAACGCTTTCATGGTAATGGGTACGAGTGGTTGTATGAGATCATAAATTGCACTTGCGTAGTCACGAATTTCTTTCTGTGCACCTGGTTCTAAGCGAAGGCGGAGATAATGCATGAGATTATGTAAATCTATTTTCCAATAAAATTCGGTATACGTAGATTGTGTAAGTACACCTCTCGCCTGTTCTCTACACACACCATCTTCGAGTAGGTACGTGTATATTTCGTACGAAGTATCAAAGTGTTTATTTAATACATTTTCGCGATCGCTATTTGTATCGATTTCACCTTCGGAACCTTGATGATTTACTTTTGATTGACCACGTAAAACTTCGGGTTTATAGTGGTCGTCTTTAACGACTGAGTATCTTGCTGAGTACTCGTTCACACTCGCCATTCTGTGACGCATGTGTTGACGCGCGATATACATGGGCATTTTTATATGAAACTTGAATTCGACCATTTCGAACGGTGTGTTATGCCAATGACGCATTAAATATCGAATAAGACCAGCATCACCTCGAGTTGTTTTCGTTCCGTCTCCGTAAGAGACGCGAGCGGCTTGAACAATTGATGAATCGAGATCCTTTTGTGGCATGTGATCCACGAGCCTAACAAAACCATGATCGAGTACTTTTTTCTCCATTTATTGTAACTACGAACACAATCTTTAAGATGTTATCCGATAGCGATATTCGTAAAAAGATAACGCAACTTCGTAAGAGTGAAGGTAAAATATATGCACCTTTAAAATATTTCAGGGGACTGAACACTCTTAAGAACGTCGAGACGCGTTACAAAAAGATGTTGAAGCGTGATTATAAACCGTTCAAAACCAATAAGAACGTCGAAACGAAAACGTCGAGTTATACCTCAAAGTTCCGCAAAAAGTACCCCGGTGTAACGAAACTTAAAGATATTTCTAAAGTGACGGGTATACCTTTGAAAACTTTAAAAACCGTGTACGATCGTGGTTTAGCCGCGTGGCGTACGGGACACCGACCGGGTGCCACTGCACAAGCGTGGGCGTATGCGCGGGTACACAGTTTCGTCATGAAAGGGAAGACGTATTATACGGCGGATAAGAATTTACATTAATCAAGTTCATTCGCTAAATCGTCTATACTTCTATAGTACCGTTTCAGGTCTTTCATGAACCGTTTATTATTTTCGAGAACTTCTGCATCGGATTTATTTTTATAAATGTACGCTAAATTTGATTTCGAGTACCGCGTCCGTTTTTGGTTCTCGTTTGGTTTTCTCGGAACGAGTTTTTTACTCTTTTTCGAAACGCTTTGCATGGGCTCGACGCGTTTCGTGAAACTAATGGCTTGCATGACAGTATCGGCGAGATCGTCTTTCTTTTTCGAGGCGTTAAAAATAGGGATCCAGTGTGCGTTCACGGTATTGTTCCATATGAACTGTTCACACCTTTGTATAGACGCCTTTTTACGTTTCGTATACATGGCTTTACCCGGACCCGCAAAATCGGGTATTTTGAACCTCGCGTCGTAAATGATCGTTTCGGCGTCGGGGTTACGTATAACGAAATAGGCGTGAAGAAAGT